CCTTAACGACACGGGGGATGGTCTTTACGACATTTACCCCGCTCCAGGGCATGTCGGACGTCGTGAAGGGCTTTTTGGAGCCGGACACGGACGAGGCGCAGACGGTGAAGGGGTATATTCAGGCGGGGTGGCAGGATGTCCCGCATTTAGACCCGTCGATGCAGGACGCGATGCGGGCCACGACCCCGCCGTACCAGTTAGCGGCCCGTACCGCCGGAGAACCCGCCTTGGGGTCCGGCGCGATTTATCCGATGGCGGAGCGCGAATGTCTCGTGCCGACGGCCCCGATCCCCCCGACCTGGCCACGGGTGTATGCCCTGGATGTGGGCTGGAATAAGACGGCGGCCATCTGGGGCGCGAAGAATCCTGGGAATGGCCAGATCGTGTTGTATGATGAGCATTATATGGGCCACGGAGAACCGGCCAGCCACGCGGCGGCGATTCAGGCCAGAGGGGCCTGGATACGAGGCGTGATTGATCCCGCCTCGGCTGGCAGTAACCAAGTGGACGGACGGGCGTTGATTGATATTTACGGACGGCTGGGCCTCAAACTCGATCCGGCGGTCAATACCGTGGAAGCGGGACTGACGGAAACCTGGAATCTCCTCGTATCTGGACGGTTGCAGGTCCAGGAACATTTACAAAACTGGCGAGCGGAGTTTCGCCGGTATCACCGAGACGAACAGGGAAAAATTGTGAAGCGCGGCGATCATTTAATGGACGCGACGCGGTATCTCGTGATGTCAGGACGGGAACTGATGCGGGTGGCCCCGAAAGCCACCCCGCCGACCCGCCTCCACCAGGCGTCGGATGCCGATTGGATGTCGGCCTAACGAACACAGGAGACACGAATGCCCACAGATATGGAGCAAGCCTTAGATCGATTCAATCTCGGCGTGGATGCCGACACCGATCAGCGCTTGCGTGAGGAAGATGCGCTGAGGTTTCAGGTCCCGGAGATGGCGTGGCCCAAAGACGTCAAAGAGCAACGCAAACCGCAACTGGTGGGCGGCGTGGCGATTCCGCAACGGCCGATGCTGTCGATTCCGACCCTCGATCAGCCCATTCAAATGACGCTCAACGCCGAAAAAGCGGCGCATTTGGGCATTAAAATCCATCCCATTTCGGAAGAAGCCGATGATGAGACAGCGGAAATCATCCAGGGCCTCTATCGCCGGATTGAAGTCGAATCGCGGGCCGGATTGGCCCGGAGTTGGGCCTTTGAGCGAGCGGTGAAGGCCGGACGCGGGTTTTATCGCGTCCTGACCGAGTCTGATCCCGACGGCGGCTCCCCGTTTGACCAGAAAATCAGTATTAAGCGCATTTTGCAACAAGGCAGTGTCGTGATGGACCCCTTTGCCCAGGAACCCGACTGGTCGGACGGCCAGTGGGCGTTTTTGGTGCAGGATATGCCGTGGGACACGTATCAGCGGCGGTTTCCCAAGAGTAAGATGGCCGCTTTTGATGACGATGAACTCGCCGTGGTGGGGGTGGAGACGCCCCAGTGGGTGAGCGGTGATCCCGGTGCGGCCGGACGAGCGGTCCGGGTGGCGGAATACTACCGCCTGGAACACACCCCGCGCACACGAGTGCTTCTGGATGACGGGACCGATGCCTTTGACGATGAAATCCCCGAAGGCCGCACCGTGCTAGAGGGAGACGGCGCTCGATCCGTCGAGGAGCAGGTGCCCACCCTCTGGTGGAGCGTCATTAACGCGATTGAAGAACTCGAACCCGCGCAGACCCAGAACGGCCGGTATATTCCCATTATCCCGGTCCTCGGACGCGAACTGATCCCCTTTGAACAGCAACGGCGCTGGGTGGGGATTATCGAACCCAACAAAGACGCCGTGCGGTTGCTCAACTACTCGGCCAGTTCAGCGGTGGAACTCGCGGCGCTGGAAAGCAAAGCCCCCTACACGATGGTCGAAGGCCAGGAAGAAGGCCACGAGCAGGAATGGCAACTGGCCAACGTGCGGAATTTTCCGTACCTCCGCTACCGGAATGTGAGCCTGAACGGCACCCCGGCCCCCCCGCCACAGCGCACCCAGGTCGATACCTCGCGGCTCGGCCCGTCGATGGTGCTGTTGCAACAGGCGCAGGACTTTATTCACCAAGGCACCGGCGCGTTTGAAAGCGCGTTGGGCCAGCAGACCCCCAGTGCCCGGAGCGGGAAGGCCGTCATGGCCCTTCAACAGCAATACGACCAGGGCAGTAGTCATTTTCTGGATAGTTTGGCTGAAGTCAGCCTGACGTATGAAGCGAAGGTGATTTTGGATCTGATTCCCCATATTTACGACCGGCCAGGGCGTGTCGCGAGAATTCTCGATTTGGAAGATGAATCCCGGACGATTTTATTGAATACACCGTTCCAGGCGGGGATCAAAGGAGGACGCCCGCGTGCCGTGCCCGCTGGAGGCCCACCGATGATGCCGCCCGGAGATCCTGGGATCACTCCGCCGCTGTCTCCGATGGGTATGAGTCCAGGTGGGCCCGGTGCGGGCGTGCCTCCCATGCCTCCCGGCATGCCTCAAGGCGGAATGCCTCCCGGAATGCCTCAAGGCGGAATGCCGCCAGGAATGCCACCCGGCATGCCACCAGGCATGCCTCAAGGCGGGATGCCGCCAGGCGCACCCGGACCGATGCCCGCACCACCGCCGCCGGAAGTCTTGCACTATGATCTGCGAAAAGGCCGCTATGGCGTGGTGGTCACGATTGGCCGGAGTTATAAGTCCCGAACGCAAGAAGGGGCCGATGAAATGGGCCAACTGTTCCAGGCGAATCCGTCCCTGTTCCCGATTTTGGGCGATTTGTATTTGAAATTCAGAGATTTCCCTGGACACAATGAAGCCGCCGCCAGGATCAAGAAACTGCTCCCTCAGCCGTTGCAGGAGGACGATACGCAACAGCAGGTCACACAACTCCAGTCACAACTCCAAGGCCAAGGGCAAATGCTGGAGCAGTTGACGAAGGCGCTGGAGGAGAAAACCCGTGAAGTCGATACCGAAGCGGTGAAACAGCAAGCCATTACGGCGCGTGAACAGGCCGATGCCCAGGTGCGTGTCGAACTGGAACGGATGAAGAACGAGACGGATTTGGCGATTGCCCAAATGAAGGTCAAAGCGGCGGAAGCCAAAACCGTGTTTGAGGCCGAACGCGAGGAAGCGGTCACGACTGATGAGCAAGCGCATGATCGAGACATGAAAACCCTCGATGCCGCGCTGACGCAAGCCACGAAAGACCCCACGGTCGTGGCGGTCGTGACACCGAAGAACACGACGTCTGAAACGTCAGAGGAGACACCGTATGCCCCAGTCTAATAGCGTTGGTCGATTGGGGGACATGCTCAGTCCCCGTATTCGGGCCGCCCGGACACGCCCTGGCGGGTCAAATGTCGGACGCTATCCACATGTGAAAACCTTTGCCGGACCGTCTGGGGGATCGCCAGCAGGGAGTTATCCCATTAACACGCTGGCACGGGGCAGAAGTGCGTTGAAACTGGCCCACAATGCGCCCGATCCGGCAGGGATTCGACGGGCGGTCTTTCGGAAATATCCGCAGTTGCGTCAGCAGAGGATGAGTGCCTAATTGCATGACACTCGTAAATATGTAAAACTGATTACAAACATTGTGAGAGCTTTCTATGCCATCAGCTAGTGCAGGTGAGATTACCATCGACTCGAACCACGAATCGACCGAGCAAATTCAGGCATCGTTAGATTTATCAAGCGACATGTCCACCACGACTGAGACGCCAGATCAGGCTTCTCCAGAGACAGTGGAGACGAGTCCGGCATCTCAAGAAGTGTCTAGCGAGACGCCTGTGCAAGTTTCTTCCGAGGACGCACCAGCGCAGACAGATCAGGAGACAGACACGGCACACGCCGAGGACGTCCCCAAAAAAACAGCCAAACAGCGACGGCGCAAGGATGCCACTGCGGCGGTGCAAGTTGCAGTGGGCAAACAACGGGAAGCGGAGCGACGAGCCGCAGAGGCTGAAGAACGACTCGCGGCCCTGACCGCACAGAGTCCCGCCACTCAGACGGCTCCGGCACAGCCCGATTGGGCACGATATAAAACGATGCCGGGTGCGCCCACAGTCGATCAATTTGAACAGTATGACGATTACACCATGGCCCTCACCACATTCGTGACGGATATGCGGGCCCAAGAACATGCCACACGCGATGCCTATGATGCTTCGCACGCGGCGGAACAAGAAGCCGACCGTGTGCGTGAATCGGGCTGGCAGACACGATTACAGGCCGCACGCAAGTCTGATCCGACATTCGATGACCACCTGAATACGGAGACACCGATGTCGATGCCCATGCAATACCTGACGATGGAAAGTCCCGTGGGCACAGAACTCTTACGCTACCTCTCGTCCCATCAAGATGAATCTCAGCGGTTGTCCACCCTGCATCCGGTTGAAGTGTACCGAGAAATGGGCAAACTCGAAGAACGATTAGGCGCGGCCTCAGAAGTACGCGGCTCCGCGCCAGTTGTCAGTCACGCGAAACCTCCCATCAAGCCGCTGGGCAGTTCGCCTCATACGCCCGATGCCGATGCTATTACAGACGAGTTGTCGTTTGATGAGCATTTTCGCCGCATGAACGCGGCAGATCGGAAGCACGGGCGTCTGTAGTCTCCGAGGAGACTGAAAGGATTGCGTTATGGCAAATACACTTGCCACGCCGTCCTGGACCACGAAGGAAGTGGCACGCGGCTTTATTAACAAGCTCGTGTTTCTTGCCAACGTCAACAGGACATACGATGACCAGTACGAAATTGCTGGTGCAAAAGTCGGAAATACCGTCAATG